ATATCGCCGAAAAATACGATAGTAATACTATGACAGTTGGACAAGTACTATCAGCTTTAAGCCCTAGAAATAAATGGGAACAAAATATAAAAGATACATACAAAGTTTTTGAGGCTGTAGCTGAAGGTAAAACAGCGGAGCAAATAAAGGTTTGCACATTTCACACGAATAAGTTTAAAGCTTTTAACATTATAAATAATAATGTACAAATAACAAACAAAAGTTTGAAGACTTTTAACTTTGTTAATAATATAGCTTTGTTAAGTAACAAACATTTAACAGTTGATATATGGCATTTAAGAGCTTGTTTCTCTAGGCTTATAAAAATAGACAAAGCAAATATAGGACGTTTAGCATATGCACAGATAAAAAAACTAACCTTAAAGAAAGCGGATAAGATAGGTATAAAAGGATACCAATACCAGGCGATTATTTGGGGATCAATTAGAAACGAAAATTAATAATAATTTAAAGACAATATCTATAATGAATAAACTAGAGGGAATAATAGAAACGTACATTAACGGAAATATAACTATTGCCAAAAAACAATTTCGTTATTTGGGAATAGATAAAGTACAAATTATAGAGTGTGCTGAATCATTTGGTATACGAAGAACTATAAAAATATTAAAAGATCTAGGATTATCGGATATGTATATCATTAATTCGTTTCACGATTTCGATAGAGGAAACATTGACAAAGCAAAAGAAATATTATTAAATAACTTTTATTAAAAAAAAAACTATGATACAGGACAAAATTGTAAGGATGTATTCAAAATTTCTAACTATACTATTTCTCTTTAGTTGGGTAAGTACAGTAATACACATTATAAAAACTAATTAATTATTAACCGATGAACAAAGAACTTTGTTCACACTCATCAGCTAGGGGGGGATAGCCTAGCTGATGATCTAAAAAATACATTATGAATTTAAAAAGATTAAACAAGTTGATTAAAGAGCTAGATTTAACAGATCCAAAGTTAAGCGGTTACTATAAAACCAAAAGAGTTGAGCTAATAAAAAAGATTAACCAAAATCTAGAAACAAAGACACAGATTTTAGTTACGTCAAAAGATTTTAAAATAATGACTGATATACAGTTAGTAACCTGTATAAAAGATTTGAAATCTATGCTAAAAAAAGCTAAACTAGAAAATCAACAACGAGATTACCTACAGTTAAAAGAAGATTTAGAATATTATTATGAAATTGATCTTGATAATTGTAATATGAAAAATATTGATTGGATAAAAGAGATAGCTTTGTTAATGACTAAAAAAGATTATGACAAAGAAATATTGAGCGAATTAAACCTTTATATAAATACAAGAAAAGAAAATTAATATAATAATAAATTAAAAACAATTAGTAAATAAGTTGTATATTAGTTTAATTATAATTACATTTACTAAACTAAAAAAATATAATATGCAAAAATTCAACAGAGGTAAATTTTTAGAAGTAACAAAAGTAAGATATTTTAAAACGAGAAGAGGGATAGGATACGAAGCTAAAACCAACTTATCAGATATAAGAATTTGGAACGATGGATATGGAGGGGAAACATATATACCTTATTGCGAAACTGCAAAAGAATATTTTAATTTAACGGAACAGGAGTTAGAATCTTTAATAGATACATATGAAAGAATTAACAGTTTTTAAAACAATGATTACTAAACTAAAAAACAAATAGAAATTATGGATATGTATTCAGAACAGATTAAATTTTTACAGTATAGAGTAGAAGCTCTTGAAGAGGAAATAAATAAAAAAAATGCTAACATCGAGATGTATGAAGTAATGGTAGAAAAACTTAGATATACCATAGTTACTAAGATGAATACTACAGATAAGGTTTTAGTAAACGATGACAAATTTTTGTCGTGCATAGATGAATTAGCAACTCAGATAACTGAGATGAATTTCGGGGATGAAACTTGGACAGAGGAAGACGGACACGGAGTTTGGGAAGAACAAAGCATTCAAGTGTTTTCTGAAGAAGCACAAGACTATTACAATGAAATGTTTTGTGAGTACGAAGAGTTAATTAATGCCACTTTAAATGTATGGAATAAACAAAGAGAAATATAATGGAAAATATAGCAACTATAGAAGTAGGGGATGTAAGTTTAATAGTGGAATACAATTATGAACAAGGTGAAGAGATGGAGTTTGATTATCCTGGTTCACCTTCTGAAGTAACTATGGGAGGAATATATCTTATAGATAGTAAAATAAATATATATGAATTATTAGAAAGATCTAGCTATAAATTTATTACAGAAATAGAAGATTTAATAATAGAAAATCACGAAGAATGAAAGTAATAATATCACAAAGAGTAGTGTACCACAGGTATTCAGAAGTAGAAATAGAAATAGACGAAGATGATTTTGAAGACTTTGAATTACAAAATACTTTTAATCAAGATGAATATTTTTGTGAAGCTTCTGATGGGACAAAAGGTCTTGATGACTACCTAATGGAAAACGCACACCTATATGACGAACAGTTAAACGAAGCACACGACAAAGCAGAATATAAAACAGGAACAGGTCTGTATGATGGCTCTTATTTTATTAATGATATTCAAGAGGGAATGAATGATGCAGAATCAGATTGGGAAATACGATACGATTGTGTAGAATTGAAAACAGGTGGACATTTATAATATGAAAGAAAAAAAACCAAGACAATATCGCTCTAGACAAGGACGATCAGACAGAAAATATGCAGATAGTTTAATCGTGTTAACGATTGCATCTGTAGGCTTACTTATAACAATAATAATAATAATATTATGGCAGAATTTATGAAAGGCAATAAAATAATAGCAGAATTTATGGAGTTAGAAACGGAAATATTTAGCGACAATAATACAACTCGAGGCGAATACAGTAAACAGGAACTTAACTATTATTACCACGGAACTTTAGATAGAATAATTGACCAAGGTTGGTTTGAAGCACACGAGTTATCTTACAACTTGTCTTGGGATTGGCTGATGCCTGTGGTTAGCAAGTGTGCTATACTAAACAACGAAGAAGGCTTTGAGCCTTTTAAAGATATATGTGAACTGAATATAGATGACACATATAAAGCAGTAGTAGAATTTATAATTGCTACGAGATGAAAGTAAAAATAGAATATTGGCAACCTAAAAATGAATCAGTAGTTACTAAAGAGGGATTTAGATATCGTGATACTAAATCAGTTGTTAATAAAAATCTTATTTGGGAAGATTCAAAATTAGAAATCTTCAGAAAGTTTGATAAAGAGAACAATAGATTAACATATTGTAATGGTAGTTATTATAAGTTTGAAGACAAAGAATTATACAAGGAATATATTAATTGGAACAAGGAATAAACACATCAAAAAAATGAAAACAAAAATCGTATTAGTATTAATAATAATTTTAACAATATTCAATAGCTGTGGTAGTGTAGGATGCACAACAAGAGCTGGGAATTATAACACAATAAGATAATGGAAGATATAGTAATGTTTACAAGTGGAGCTTTGTTTTTAATAGTATTAACTGTGTGTAATCTATACGATAAAGAATGAAAGCAATAATTTTAATTAGTATAATCTTACTATGGGGCAAGGAACAAGAAGATGTTTTAGTTACTGCTACGATATATCACGCAACACCAGAACAATGTAATGAAGATTACTTAACAACTGCAAGTGGTAAAAAAATAAACGAATTCAATCCCCAGGAACATAGATGGATAGCAGTATCAAGAGATTTAGAACAGCTAGGATTTACCTTTGGTCAAAAAGTTTTAGTAGAAAATGCGGAAGAAATGAATGGGGTATGGACAGTACAAGATAGGATGAACAAGAGATGGGTTCAAAGAATAGATTTTTTAGTAAACAAAACCAAGAAAGGTGGAAAATGGAACAATGTAATTATAAATCTAATACAAAATTAGTTGTATATTAATTATATATTACGTAAATTTACACTCACAAATAAATTAAATACAATGGGAAAATCAAGTCAAAAGTTTGTTGAAGAAAGAGAGAAAGAAGATCAGTCTACCCCACTAACAATAGTACCTTCAGCTCATAGTTGGAAAGATTACTTTACAATGTTAGGTCAACAATATACTTACAATTATAAACCAACAAAAAAAATATAAATGAAAAAAGGAATCTTTAACGCATACGTAAAATTAGTTTGCGAAGGAATGAATATTACTAATGAAGAATTGTTTTCTAAAACTAGAAACAGAGAGGTAGCAAATGCACGATTTATATTATACTATTTATGTTATGAAAGACCAATGACAGTAAATCAGATTGTATCATTAATGTATGAAGAGGGTTACTATATTAGTTATGAAAGTGTAAGAAGAGGAACACAAGTTATATCACAGAAATTAAACCTTAAAGAAGATGCCTACGATAAAGACTTTGCATCTTTTATAAACGATTGCTTAATTAAAACAGAAGGATGTTGTTAGATGATCATTACAGTCTTTTGTATGAAGTATGGGAAGAAGCAGAGCAAGATAGGTTAGCTATAAAAATGTCTACACCAGATGAAGAAGCAATCTTATACAAGGGAATTAAAATAATATATCACAGGTACGGAATAAGAATATACAATACGAAGAAGGGTTCGTTTACTTATCCAGAGATTGAATATGATGATTACTTATATTTTATAGACAATGGATTTAGAAAAGGAGTTTACTACATATTAAAGAGAACGTATCAAGATCAGATAACAACGATCAATGCTAAGATACAGAGCGAAGTTAATCAAAGAAATAACAAAAAACATTATGACTCTTTAAAGTTAAAGAGAGATAATATTATAAATAAATACACACAAATTATAAAACACGTAAAGTTATGAGTCAAACTAAATCAACATTTAAAACATTAGCATCTATCAATGTAAAGGATAAGATAGAGAAAAAGGGAAGATTCGATTATCTATCTTGGGCATATGCCTGGGCAATAGTAAAGGATAAGTATACTGATGCCAACAGAAAGGTATATGAATCTGAACACACAGGTTTAAATTACTTTACAGATGGCAATACTGCCTATGTAAAAGTTGGAGTAACATTGGGAGGGATAGAACATATTGATTACTTACCTATAATGAATCATCAAAACAAATCAGTTAAGATAGAATCGTTAACATCTTTTGATGTCAATAAATCAATACAAAGATCAATGGTAAAAGCTATTGCTATGCACGGATTAGGTTTGTCATTGTGGGCAGGAGAAGACTTAGTAGATATATCAGAAGCTAGACCACCAGTAAAGAAAGCTAGTAAGCCTACGTTAAAGAAGACTCACAAAGATTGGAACAATTGTGTTAGTTATGTTAAGGATAATAAAAACATTGGATTCTCTCAACTGATTCAGAACTTAGAAAGTAGGTATCTGATACCAACAGCAATCAAAAAAGAATTAGGACAATATGTTTAACGAAGAAAAATTAAAAATTATAGAAAGATTAAAATCTGATAAGGATTATTATGGAGACTTTGGAAAGAAATATTTATCTAACTCAGATATATGGACTCTACTAAAACAGCCAGAAGAATTTCGTAAAGGAGACAAGGAGGAGACTGGTCCAATGGTGCAAGGTAGATACTTTCACGTATCTGTATTAGAGCCAGAGAAGAAACATCTATTCGAGATTGTTGATTCATCTACAAGGAATACAAAACACTACAAAGAAGTATCTGATGGTAGGTTATTGTTGTTGAGAAAAGAAGCTGATCATTTAGATTGGTTAATAAACAAAATGAAATCAAACTTTAGGTTTCATTCAGACATATTTAATCCGTTAAATATATATGAAGAGCCTGGAACGATTGAATTGTTTGGTCATCAATGGAAAGGTAAGGCGGATATTATAACTCCAGATGTTCTCATTGATATAAAAACCACAAGTAATATTGAAAAATTTAAGTGGAGTTCTCGTGATTATAATTATGATAGTCAAGCTTATATTTACGGACAGATTTTTAATAAGCCAGTAATTTTTTATGTAATAGATAAAACATCTGGAAGACTAGGTATATTTAAACCATCGGAAAACTTTATACTAGGGGGTAGAGACAAAGTAATTAAGGCGGTAGAAATTTACGAGAAATTTTTCACACCAAATTCAGAGAATGAAATATCACAGTATATAACAGAGGTAGAATTATAATCAAGGAGTATTGTGCTTCTCCTTCTAAGCACTTTAATTTTAATAAATTTAATAATGAGCGAATCAACTTACGAGATTAAACCAGGGACATTTTCTTTGTTCAAAAACGACAACAGAACTGAGGAGAACAAACAACCACATTACAATGGTAATGGAAAAGATTTAAGTGGAAACGACTTTCAAGTATCAGCTTGGTTAACAGAGAGTAAGGCTGGTAAAAAGTATTTCTCTTGTAAAATTCAAGAGCCATACAAAAAAGAACAGTCAGTAAAATCAGATGAAGATTCATCTCCAGATCTTCCGTTTTAATCTAACAAACAAAGTCGAGGGAAGTTTATCTTCCCTTTTCTTTTCTATAATCTATGTTGAAAATGTTAACTTTTTCCCTTAGATATGGTAAAAGAAAAAATAAATTATAACTATATTGTATATAGAGTATTAAACAACATAAACACAACATTGTAACATAATGGAAGAAAGTAGAATTACAATATTTAGAAACATAAAAGATACCTCTACACCTTTTTATAGAGACATCCCATCGATATTAGTTAGGATCAAAGATGGTACATCAAAGGAGTTAATTAAGCAGATTAGATTAGAAAAAGATAAGAGTGTTAGGCAAGAATTAAAAAAGAATTTACCAGCGATTTGTTTTTCTGGAACATTTAAAAAGAGAGCAGATGATTCCATTATAGAACATAGTGGATTTCTTTGTTTGGATTTTGATGGGTACAACACTAAGAAAGATATGATATCTGAGAAAGAAAGATTGTCTAAAGATAGATATGTATATTCAGTATTTGTTTCGCCAAGTGGAAATGGTTTAAAAGCTTTGATTAAGATACCTAAAGAACCTGAGAATCATAAGTCTTATTTTATTTCTTTAGAAAGATATTTTAATTCAGACTATTTAGATAAGACCTCAAAGAATATATCAAGGGTATGTTATGAATCATATGATCCTTTGTTATACTTAAACTATAACTCTAAGACCTGGAATAAGATAGAAGAACAGGAGTATACACCTGTTGATAAGTATACATCAAGACCAACGATACCAGTTACTGATGAGAATAAAATTGTAGAAATATTATTAAAGTGGTGGGATAAGAGATACGGATTAAAAAGTGGAGAGCGAAACAATAATGTATATGTTCTCGCCGCCGCCTTCAATGACTATGGGATTACTAAGTCATTAGCTGAGTATATAATGTCCTCGTTTGAAAGCAAAGACTTTACTGCATCAGAGATAAAGAATACAATTAGTTCTGCATACTTACAGACTCAAAACTTTGGTTCAAAATACTATGAGGATGAGGATAAAGTAAACCAAGTTAGAATGAAATTAAAACGTGGTGTATCAAAAAAAGAAATACGCATTCAGCTTTCTGAATCTAATATTGAGGATGCGGTAATTGATTCTGTAATACACACAATTCAAGAGAAAGAAAGCGACAAGAGATTTTGGACTAAGAGTGATAAAGGAGTTATAAATATAATACACTATTTGTTTAGACAATTTTTAGAAGACAATGGATTCTATAAGTTTTCTCCAGAAGGTAGTAAGAGTTTTATATTTGTAAGAGTAACTAACAACTTAATAGATCATACTAACGAAGAAGAGATTAAAGATTTTGTACTTGGTTACTTAGAAGAGCTTGATGATATGTCAGTATATAATTATTTTGCAGACAAGACAAGATTCTTTAGAGAAGAATTCCTTTCAATGTTAGTTACTGTTGATGTATATTTTATTGAAGATGACAAAAACTCTGCATACTTATATTATAGAAACTGTGCAGTAAAAGTTACTAAAGATAACAAAGAAGCAATAGACTATTTAGACCTTGGAGGTTATGTCTGGAAGGATCAAGTCATAGACAGAGACTTTGATTTATGCGATTCATTCGATTGTGATTTCAGAACTTTCATACATAACATATCTGGAGAAGATAAGGTTACTGTTCGTTCAATGGAAAGTACAATAGGTTATATGTTACACGCATATAAAAATTTATCTTACTGTCCAGCTATCATATTGAATGATGAAGTTATATCTGAGAATCCTGAAGGTGGAACAGGTAAAGGACTTTTTATCAATGCTATATCTCAGATGAAGAAGTTAGTAATGATTGATGGTAAAGCTTTTAACTTTGAGAAATCATTTGCATATCAATTAGTTTCAGCTGACACTCAAGTGTTATGCTTTGATGACGTAAAGAAAAACTTTGATTTTGAAAGATTGTTCTCTGTAGTAACAGAAGGTCTTACCTTAGAGAAGAAGAATAAAGATTCAATATTCATTCCATTTCATAAGTCACCCAAGGTTGCAATCACTACCAATTATGCTATTAAAGGTAAGGGTAATTCATTTGCAAGAAGAAAGTGGGAGTTAGAGTTTAAACAATTCTACACTAAAGACTTTACTCCATTGGTAGAGTTTCGTAAATTATTGTTTGCTGAATGGAGTCAAGAAGAATGGTGTATATTCGATAACTATATGGTAGAGAACTTAATGTTTTATTTACGAAATGGATTATTAAAATCAGAATTTAAGAATCAAAACATAAGAAAATTATCAGCTGAAACTTGCCACGAATTTATTGAATGGTGTGGTCTTACTGGAAGTGTATATAAAAATAGCTCTATTAAATTTGACTATCAGATATATAAGAATGATTTGTATTTAGAATTTATACAAGACAATCCTGACTTTGCACCTAAAGCAAAACGAACTATATCAAGGATAGAATTTTATAGATGGTTAACAGATTTTGCAATATTCAAAACAGGAATTGAACCAACACAGGGTAGAGATTTAAATGGCTTATGGATTATAATGAACACGGATAAAACTAAAATAATAAAACCTAAAGATGAATTGGATTTCTGATTTTAAATGGTGTATAGAAAATGATTGGCAAGTATATATTAAACCAATTAATACTTTACAATGTAAGATAGCTATACGTAAAGGTGGTATAACTGCTCAAGGTAAAGATATATATTACAATAAAATTACAGGTGAAGAATCATTTAGCAGAGAAGTGTTAGGAGAAATAGTATATGTGTCTCAGAAAAAAGCAATGAATAAACTACCTGATGTCTATAAATATTTAAGAGAAACATATGAATGATAATAGCTTACATCTAGCAATGCTAAACTCTTATGATATTGTTATTCATAAAGTACCATTTAGTCAGTTACAAATTACTGACAAAGAATTCTTTATGCACGATGTAACTAAAAAAATTACAGTTAAAGTAATAGAAGATTTATTATTTTACTTTGAAGATTTAGAAGATTATGAAAAGTGTTCTAGATTAATAACTGTAAAACCTAACTACGAATGATAGACCAAACACATACCCAAGAGATAACAATGATTGAATATTTAAATGTATTCTATGATTGGGATTTAAAACATTCTGGTGTAGGTATGGAACATTATGATGCAATAGGTATGACACCAGGTAATATTAGAAAGCATTGTCTAATAGAAATGAAGTTTCGAAAACATCATTATGATACAATGATGTTAGAAAAGAAAAAATATGATTGGTTAATGAGAATGCCTAAGTCTACACTAAAGTTTTATTTAGTACACGATCCATTGGGTACTTATATATTTTGGTTAGACAATTTAAAATTAAACGATATAGTTATTATGAAATGTCCAAGCAAAACATTTTGGGATGATCAAGGTATGACAAATAAAGAAGTTTATTTACTTGAGATAAATCAAGCATTCATAAAAATAATAAAGAAATAATGGAAGTAGACTATAGAGATTATCAGAAAAATATAATACAAGAAGGGAAGGTTATTCTTGATAGGGATAAGTTTTTGTATTTAGCAATGCAAGTTAGAACAGGGAAAACACTTACTAGTTTAGGAATTGCTTCAGAGTTAAACTGTGAGCAGGTTTTATTTATCACAAAGAAAAAAGCCATATCATCAATTGAAGATGATTATAGTTTATTTTATAGACTACTAGGATTTAAGTTAGTGGTAATAAATTATGAGAGTCTACACAAAGTAATACCAACTCCCTGGGATATGATTATCTGTGATGAGGCACACACGATGGGTGCATTTCCTAAACCTAGTAAGAGAGCTAAGCAAGTTAAAGATCTTATAAACTCTTGTTCACACTCATCACCGTACGTGATACTGCTCTCAGGCACGCCTTCGCCAGAGTCCTATAGCCAACTGTACCATCAAGTGTATGGTATTCCTGGTAATCCTTTCAGAAGTTTTAAAAACTTTTTTAAATTTGCTAAAGACTTTGTAGATGTTAAACCATACCCATTTAAAATACAAGGCTACGTAGTGCAAAACTATGGGGAAGGATTAATAAAAATAATAGATGCATTAAAACCATATACAATATCTTACACTCAGAAGGAAGCTGGATTTAAAGTTGAGTTAACAGAACACATTGAGTACGTAGAAATGAAACCTATAATATATCAGTTAGTTAAAAAATTAAAAAAGGATTTAGTAATAGAAGGAAAGGATGAAGTTGTATTAGCAGATATGCCTATAAAATTAATGATGAAGCTTCATCAAATGTATTCTGGAACAGTAAAGTTTGAGTCTGGAAATTCAAAGATTCTTGACAAATCAAAAGGAGAATACATATACAATAAATTTAAGAATAAAAAAATAGGAATATTTTATAAATTCAAAGAAGAGTTAAATATTTTAAAACAAGTGTACGGAGATAAATTATGTACAGAGTTAACTGAATTTAATAATACAGATAAAACTATAGCCTTACAAATAGTTAGTGGTCGTGAAGGGATTTCATTACGAAATGCATCAGCGTTAGTTTATTTAAATATAGACTTTAGTGCTACAAGTTATTGGCAATCAAGAGATCGTATGACTACAAAAGATACAGTACATAGTGATGTCTATTGGATATTTTCTAAAAACGGAATAGAAGATAAAATATATAAAGCAGTTACAAAGAAAAAAGATTATACATTAAGACATTTTAAGAAAGATTTGCAATGCTAGAAAAAGATACGACAACGTACCCAAAAAGATACGTATCTTTATCTAATGACAGAGCAACAGATACAAGCGAAAAGAATTAAAGAGTTTCAAGAACTAGGTTACTACGTAATTAAATTAATTAAGACCAACACTAATGGTATACCAGATGTATTAGCTATACCTCCAGATTCTGGAGTAATATTTTCAGAAATAAAAACTGAGAAAGGAGTTGTATCTCCATTGCAAAAATATAGAATGAAAGAATTAAACGACAATGGAATTGAAACAGAAATATACAGAGGATGAATTTGAATTAGATGATTACTTTATTTATCAGATGAAAGAATTACGTTCTTCTACAGCTGTAAAAATAGCAAAAGTTATAGATGGAATTAGAGATATACGTGAAACTCACGGAGACATAGATAATATTTCTGGATATGTAAATGATAATGATGACAATCCATTTTTTTTTATGATAGATTATTTCACAGAAGAAGATCATCCAATAGTACTAATAGATATATATGAAATAGATATAGATTTATATTTAGATCAAATAAGTTTAGATAAACATATAAAAAACAATAATGAACTTAGTAAAAATAGTTGAAGTAATAGAGGAGGAAACAAAGCTTAATGATATTTTAAACAAATCACGTAAAAGAAGATATGTAGATGCTAGAAGAATATTATTTTTTATTTTAAGAAATGCACACCGATTATCTTATCAAGAAATAGGTAACTTATGTGGAGGAAAAAACCACGCAACAGTTCTTCATAGTCTGAGACATTATGAATTTATTTTAAAGACAGAACCTAATTTTAAAAACTTACACGATAGAATAATAACACGTGTTGGTGGCAAAAAAACTGAAGTAGAATTATTATGGGAAAAAATTACTATATTAGAGTCAGAGTTATTAACAATTAAAAAAACTTAAAATGGAATATAAATATGCTGATATAGAAAAAATTACAGAATTCAAATCTTGGTCAGTTAGCAAAAAAATAGACGAATTGTTTAGGATTGATGCTCATATGTATACCGAATTAGGTCTTGACTCATCAAAAAAAGACAAAAAAGACACAAGAAGTAAGTCTAAATCAATTTATAGAGCAATACAAAAAATAGATCCTAAGTTGGGAAAAGATCTAATTTACTACATTGACAGAGAAGATTAGTTAATAAGTTTTTTATAACTGATAAAAAATATTTTGTAGATTATAGTGATCTAAAAAAATGTCAGTTAAAAAAAACAGTCATAACACTATTAATTATATAAATTTATTGATGTCAAATATTAATTTATTGACAGATGATATTTATGAATCTTTAATGGATGAAGACAATACTACTCTAAACAATAATATCAGAGAACTAATATCTGTTTTGCGTGATACGCAGAAATTAACAGAGGATGAGTTCTAAACCTAAACAAAAAGTTTGTAAATCCTGTAATTCTCTTAAAAAAATAAGTGAGTATCACAAAGATGGAATTAAATACATTAGAACTGATTGTAAAGTATGTTTCCAAAAGAAAAAAGTTGATAGAAGAAACAAATTAAAAAAATGGTTAACAGACTATAAAGAATTATTGTCTTGTTCTGTGTGTAACTATTCAAAAGAAACACACAAAACTTTTTCAATTCGAGCTATAGAATTTCATCATCACAACAAAGACAAATTATTTAATGTTAGTGAAGGTCCAACTCAAGGATTCTCTAAAGAATCTATATTAAAAGAAATACAAAAGTGTTTAGTATTATGTGCCAGATGTCACGCTGAGTTACATCATAGATTAAAACAATCCACCTGACTTATTTTTTTTAAATATAGGACCAGAATCTTTTATTTTTCTCTTTTTCTTTTTCTTTTTCTTTGTAGGCACATCTATTACCATTGGTTTTGTTACACCCCTACGTTTGTAACTTTTTATGTTATTGTTTACAACTGTACCTGTTTCTGATGGTAACAAACCTAATACATACATCATATAAATAACTGATTGCATTTTAACCGAATCTTTATACATAGGATCTATTTCTTTCTTACCACCATAATTGTCTGTGTATTTACCAGTTACACCTAAAACAAACAGATCGATAATTTGTTCTCCAGCTTTTAGTCCAATCCCTAAAACACCTAATCTATCTAAAACCCCTTGTCTATTTCCCTCAAAAAATTGATACGGTTTTTCTTCGTCACTAAAAGTTTCAATCATAGCATTAATTCCTTTTAGAACAACTGGATTTGCTGCTGGTATTGGAGATACAATATCAGTAATTATATTTCCTGCTCTACCTTTTTTTCTATTTTCAAAATCTTTTGTTTGTTTTTCTTCATCATCATCACCAAGAGCTGTTAGATTTGCCAACGTTTGAGTTATCAATAATCCTAATGCATTAAAGGCTACTGATTCACCAATTAACCCAGCTAAAGATCTTGTTGCCGCTATCTTATCTTGAGTTGTTGGTCCAGTTTTTTGTGACAACACACTTATATCTGCAAGCATTCTACTCTTTTGATTAATTAAAAAGTTAGCAAATGGGAAAAAAACTTTTCTTAATATTTGTGGACCAACCTTTTTACTGGAAAAAAGTTTACCTTGTAAGTCAGCATCAGAAGTATTCTGTTGTCTACCTAGTTGTTGCTGAGCATATTCAGCTGCCCTTGTATTCTCTTTATGAGTTTTCCAATCAATACCGCTAGTTTCAATACCTTGTTTTTTTAAATCATTAACATAATAAGCCATAAAAGAAGCTCTTGCTGCAAATAAATCAGGCTTAACTAAGAACTTTTGAAGCCAAAATTTTTGTGCTACATCAACTCCACTCATAAATCTATTAAATTTATTACGTGATGAGTTATCTAATTTTGTATTACTTCCTTCTAAGTTTGTTGTCGCTTGTAAACCACGATTCGAAACATCTACACCTAAATTTTCTATCCATTTCATAGCATCTTTATTTGTAGTTGCTAATCGAATTCCTTGAATTGAAGAAGCGATACCCTTAGCAGTAAATAAATTTATAAGCGTATTAACTAGAGGTGTTAATTGTTTTAAATACTGAGTAGGACCACCAAGTACTCTGGACACTCCCAGTCCAGCTAACCTATTTAATCCAGCTAAGTATTTCTTGGTTTCTTTATCTGATTTTACATCAGTACTTACACCTCTTTTAGCATTAACATATTCATTGAACCTTTTCTTTATTGCTTCTCTGTTATCAAGATCAGGAATAATATTTTTAAATTCTGGATTTTCTATAAATGCTTTTAACTGTGCAATACCTTCTGCAGTTTCTATATCTGTTAGTGCAGCTTTTAATTTTCTAATATTCTGACTATCAAAAGCAAAACTTACAACTCTATTTGTTAATTCCGTTGGTTTTTTTGCCTCTATTAAAACGCCAGTTTTTTTATCATAAATACTTTCAGAATGAGCTTGAAAAACTGGTTCACCAAGTTTAGGTATATCGTCTTCTAATTTTATTCTATTAATGGAATCAGGTATATAATTTATATCTTTTCCTAATACTTTATTATAAACATTTAATGAAACATTTTCTAATGCTACTCGTTTTTGTGCCCATTGATCTTGCATAAACTCAACAGCAGCTATGTTTACAGGATCTACACCCTTACTAAGATCATTAATATCTTTAGAATCTTTAACAAATTTATTAAAAACTTCTCTAGCTACTTTAGCTAACTCAGTTTGACCATCTGCCTCTAATGCTCTAATAGATTCTTCTACTAACTTTTTTCTTCTATTAAATTCTGTCTGTTGTTCTGATTTTGTACCTATAACAGTTCTTCTCATAAAAGCAAACATACCTCGTTCTTGATCATTACTTATATCAGTAAATGGTTTACCGTTAGGATTAGTTCTTTCTTTATCCAGAAATCTTTCTTTACCAGCTTTAAAAACATTACCTACATTTGTTATAAAAGTCTCAGCATATAAATCGCTTATGTTATTAGTAATTTTTTCAGCTTTAGCAGCACCTCTTCTTATTTTCATAAAACCACTTAACTTTTCAAAAGACAAAGCTCCAGATTGTCCTTTGAACATACTCTCAAGTTGAAGAGGTAATTGTGCTAACCAGGTATTCCAAGCTGAACCAACTCTTGTAGACATATATGTTTTTAATTGTCTTGCTATTAAACCTTTTTTCTTAGTTGTAATTATATTTTTATTTGCAGTATCTACTGCAACAATAAGTGCCATTCCACCAGTAGTTTGGTTAGTAGCAAAATTAATCATTGAATCTAATGCTTGTAGTTTTTGTGATTGACTCATTAAATCTAAATCAATATTCATAAACTTACGTACAATTTCTTGTTTAGCAGCATCTACTTTAATTTTCTCACCAGTAAATGGATCAACTTGATCATTTATAAGACTATCAACAATAGACTTATATGTGTTAAAAGCTTTTTTAGTTGCCTTATTAATTAAATCAGCAGCTATACCTGGAGGAGTAGGAGGAGTATCTTTCTTATTCTCTGCTTCTTTTACTTTTTGATCGTGAATAATATTACGCATTTCAACTAATGTTAATTCATTAGAATTTAATCCTGTCAAATCACGGAAAGATTGAGCTTCAGCTTCTCTTAATATTTTCTCTTGTTTTTTTATTGCATCATTAGAAAATTTATCTAAAGATTTTATATCAACACTTTCTGCTGTTATAAGCTTTCCATCTTTATTTCCTTTTGATTTTTTTAAACCATCAATAATAGTTTGTGCTTTGGCGTTGTATGCATCTATATCAGAAACTAAATCAATATCAATATCAAGAAACTGTTTTACTGCTACCTGCACATTAGCCTCAGCACCTTTTACTGATTTTTTTATACTACGTTGTTTAGCCTTTGCATCATTAATTTTCTTGATTGCATTTGCATCATTGTTAACTTTTTCTGCAAAATTTAAAACCTTTGCAACGTTGAGAGGGTTATTTAAATTAACACCAGAAACTTTATTAATTAACTGAGTCATTTTACCAGTAGTAATTTTACCAGCTTTCTGTAAAGCCTTTAAAGCAGCTGCTAAAGACTTACGTCTTGTTGTTTGATCTTTCTTAGAATCATTAGCTGCTTTAACTTCAAGTCTAATTTGATCTTTTAATGCTGCAGATTCATCTACGTTATTAAGTTTCTTTTTATTTTTCTTAGCATCAATCTGTCGTTTAGTAGGAGAAGGTATTTCAACTCCAAGCTTTTTATTTATTTCCTGAATCATCGCTTCCTTTTCAGAATCATTTGATTCGTTAAAAAGTTTTGATTGTTCTAAATACTTAATAGCATTATCTGCTTCTGATTGCTTGTTGTCTCTGTTACCTCTTCGCTTATTACGATTTCTAGTTTTGATAATAATATTATCAACTACTTTATCTACTCTAGTCTTGTTCACACTCATCACTTCGCCCTCAGTCGAAGTTGATGAGTCTGTATCTATCTCCTGTTCATTCTCGTTTGAGACATTACCCTGTTTGCCATTGTTGTTCTCGATGGAGGTTTTACGTGTGTCTCCTTTTCCCACTCCTGGCAATTCCACGTTGGCATCTTTCTCTGTTTCTTGGCTTGTGCCATCATCTGATAACACTTTTTTCTTTGTTGTTGATTCTTGAATGGCATCGGTTTCTTTTTTTACTAATTCATTTAACTTATTGGATATTTCATTTTCAGTTGGTACTCTACCATCTCCTTCTTCTTTTAAGGCTTCAATTGCATCCTCTCTTGTAATATTATCTAACGCAGCTTTTAAAGCAATATCTGGATTTTCTTTAACAAATGTTGCCATTGCTTGTTCAGTATCCGCATCTTTTAAATTTTTAATCTGAATATCTATATCAACAATTTGTTTTTCTATATCTGCTTTTAAAGGTCCTTCTAAACCTTCTTTTTTCCGTACTAATTTTCCTCTTTGAGTTAATAACGCACCAGCTGGTTCAATGTTTTCAGGCATTATTATAGTACCCTGTGTTTGATTTACTGCAGTCTGCATAGCGTAAACCTCTTTATAAACAGCTGCTCCTTCAGCTTCAGTAATATTACCAGCTTTTACAGATTCATTAATAGCAGCTTCTATATTAGAGCTTTCTGTAGCTGTTCTAAGTAAAGCTTTTCTAGAGTTACCTAGCATTAGTTTTTTACTACCTACACCAGTAGTAGCACCTAATGTTAAAACAACAGTTTCTACAACATCTCTATAACTAGTAGTTTCGTTTAATATTTCTTTACCTACTGAGTCATTTGCTAAAGAATTTAAAAAATTTCCAGAAATTAATACTGGCAATTCTTCTACTACAACTTCTTTAAAATTTTCGTTTGCTAAGTCTTTTACTTTTTGTTTAAAAACTTTACTACTAACAACTGATTTTGGTTTCATTACTAAATCAGATAATATTTTTCTATAGTTTTTTGTGTTTGCCAACAACTTAACATTAGATCCTGCCAATCCAGAAAAAATACCATCTAAACTAGCTCTACCATTTCCATATAAAATTGCTCTATCATAAGCTTCTTGTTCTGGAACTCCTCCAGCCATTAATTGTTCTTTAATTGAATTTACTTCAGTAGTTAATGAAGATGCATATGATGAAACTCCCATACCTACACCACCTTTTACTGTTCTTTTGCTACCAGTTTTTATCAAACCTTTTTGAATAGTTTTAGTTGCCCATTTACCACTATATATTAATCCAAGTAAATGAGTAACTGTACCAGCTGTTCCTTCTGTAAATGCAGCTCCAGTAGTTTTTAATCCAAATTCAGGAACTTTTTTTGATTTTTCTAATATATCTTTAACCTCTTCGGTAGTAAACATACCAGACATATCCATCATTGTATTACTATCTAATATCTGTCCTCTTTTAGTTACAGATACTTGGTGTGGTTGACCATCAAAAGTAGTCATTACTTCTTTTGTGTTTTCAACTGTAGAACGTTTTAAAGGATCACCTAAATTACCCACTAAACGCCCATCACTATTTAACATTACATCTATTGACTCATTAATTGCTCTTGTACCATTAGCCATAAAAGAATCTTCAAGTCCTACCATATTTAAACCAGTTTCAAGTACTGTCGGTATAAACCCAACGAACGCCCCTACGAAACTAATAGCCACATCGGATAGAGTATTAGCTCCTTGTGCTAAGCCTCCAGTAAAATCTCCATCTCTTTGGTTTATTACATATTGTTTTCTTCTAAGAGTTCGAAGATCTTGTTCTTTTTCAAGTTCAGGAAATAATTTAATAAAAGCATACTGTCTTCCAGCATTTTTTAATTGATTAGCTTGTAATTGATTTCTTTTAGATATTAAATTTGCTCTAGTAGCAGGATCACTAATAAACTTTAATTTATTTTCAATTATATTTAAATCAGCAGTAATATCATCACTAACAGACGTACTATAAGATGCAAGTTTTCTTAGATTTCTTCTTTCTTCTGAATATTTTTTAGCCTCATCACTTAAATAAAAATCTTTTATTTCTTGAACATACGCAGCATCTTCTTTTGTATTTTCGTCTTCCCAAGCTCTATAATCAGCTACATCAACTTCTACCTTATTTAAAATATCTACAGGTATAGTAGATTTTTCTTCCAGCTCTAAAACTTCCTCATCAGAATAAAATAACTTTTGAAGAAAATTTCTATCTGAAGGATCATTAGCTGATACTGCAATCATTCCACCTGGAATTTTTCTTTTACCTCTAAATTTACCATCTACTACTGTACTACCCACATTTTTCATAACTAATGGGTTCATTGTTTCAGCATAACCAGTAAGTAATTTTAAATCTTCGACTCTTTGATAAAAATATCCATCAGGATTAGGAGTATCTCCAATACCATCATCAACATCTTTTTGTCTTCTTTTAATTTCTGCTACTTGATCTTCAGGAGATAATTCTGAAAAAGGAATATTATTTACTAAAATACTATTTACTTGAGTATTACTATTATCGTCATAAACATCGGATAAATTATTTTTATTTACTACTACAGAAGAGTCCGAGAATAATTCTGTTTCCTTTGCAGGAGGTGTAATGCCATCCGTATCTACCGTTCCTGAAGTAGAATTTTGTAGTTGATCTTTTTTTTTTAATTGATTATTAGCAACAAGTTTATTAAATTGATCTTGTCCATATTTATCAATTAAAGTATTACCATCTGCTTCAGTACCATTTGGAGTAATATAAATATTATCATCAGTTAAACCGTTATCAAATATTTGAGTATCAGGTATAACTTCTTCTTCAACAACTTCTTCAGTAACAACAGGAGCTTGCTCTTCTACAACTTCCTCAACAACTTCTTCTTTGACGACTTCCTCAGTAACTAAAGTAAACTTACCAGAAGCAACAAGTTTATTAAATTGATCTTGTCCATATTTATTAATTAAATCAGACTCACTTACTATTCTACCATTAGGAGTTCTATATTTATTCATTTTTTTAATCTTCTAAAATGTTACCAATTTTATCTTTATATAATCCCATATCATCTTGAGTATACACAACGTTTTTAACCGTTTTTGTTAGGAAATCAGTTGCTTCTTTAGATTTATATCCTATTCCTACAGCTTCTCTAAATAACTCATTTACATTTTTTTCAAATATTTCATTATCTCCTTTTAAAGTTACTGTCTTTATTGTTTTTCTTTTCTTAGGATCAGCTGGATCAGTAATAGTAATAGAAATATTCATTCCATTTGGATCTGCTAAAAATTGAACATCTTCTCCTTGACCTTCGTCTTGTTTAATACCTAAAGCTCTGTATAATTTTCCTAACTCATTTGTCATTTTTACTGTTTGTTCTCCATCAACACCATTATCAGTCCAATTACTCATAATGTCTTTGTATCCAGGTGATACAGTAAGCATTTGACTAGCACTTTGTCCATCCTTAGCTAAAATATCATCTACAGTAACACCTCTTATAGCATCTTCAAATACAGTCTTAGTAGTGGTAACATCTATATTTTTTCCTCCACTATCCACACCAGTTGGTTCAGCAAATTCTGAGTATTTATCTCCTAACCTAACCTTTAATCCTGTTCTAGCTGCAGTTGAAGAACCTTCACCATATACTGCATACAGATTATTTTCAAGTTGTTTTTTAGTCATTTTAAGAAATTGTGGTTGATATTTAGGATTTTTAACCTTTACATCTTTTCCATCTTCCTTCTTGATAATAAACTCTGGTTGCAATACATATGGACTTCCTGCAGTTCCATCCCCAGAAATTAATTGTTTATCTAAATCAAATTTCTTGTTTGGCTCTCTTGTGGTAATATTCATATCTATTGATCCTAAACCTTCGTTTTTGTCAACACCCAGCGTAAACTTAGTCACAACCTCTGCACCTGATCTATAATCAAGTTTTCTAACTTCAGTTACACCTTCAGAAAATTTATATTTTGATTGATTCTGTAATGCTTCTAATTCTGCTTTTCCTACCTCTTGACCACCAACAATTAAATTGCTTATTTTCTCCATTGTATCTATATTATACAATTGTTTGTCAGTAAGCTTATTCAACTTGTCTTTATCTAGTTGATTTTTGTATGGATCAAATTGTGCTCTAGCTTGTCCAGGTGTAAATTTTCTACCTACTTTACCACTAATAACACCTCTAAAAAAACCTGTAGCAGCTTTTCTTTGTTCATCATTAGTATCAACTACTAAGATTCCAGCAGGCTTAGTCATCCTCATTCCAATATATTTATTAACTTTTAAGTTTTCATATACAGGTTTTCCATTAGCATCCCAAGACGTTACAACGTTAACTGATATTTTTTCGTCTGGATTAAACTCTATCATCTTACCAGGGTTTGCTGGATCTTCTATAAAACCAGTACTGGTTTCTTGTGCAGTTAATTGTTTAAATCCTTGCGTTCCCATAATAAAATTATCAGTTAACGTACTAGATATATCTCTATTAGTTCGTGTTTTACTATTTATAAAACTATTTGCGTAATTAAGAAATTCAGGATTTCTTCTTACATTATCTTCTCTAGATCCGCCTACGAAACCCTGCATACCAATTATAGTTTCATATGAATCCAAAACAGTTGGATTAAATGCTGTATCCACATCAGTTTTAACATTTGTTGAATTCCATTCCTCTCCTCCGTTTTGCAATAAAGCTAAAACACTTACACCACTTTTATCTTTATCAAGTATAGGCAGACCAGTTTTAAGATCCAACACTCTTTTCTGTAAACCAGTAGTTGGATCGAATACTGTTTTATAAACCTCTACTATACCATTTCCTTCATCATCAGGTGTAACATTTGTATTATTTAAATCTTGGATAAAAGCGAAACTACTCTGCATTGCAAGATTACCTTGACCAGAAGTTGGAGGGACAAACACTCCCTTATCATTAGTATAACCTTCATTCATTTCTTTATTTCGTACAGATTGTGCCTCTGCATTATCTACTCTTCCTTTTATTGCTTGCCAAGTTGCTTTTTGATTAGCTTTATATATACCGTAATCTCTAACAGCAAATTTTCCTCCTAATCCAGAAGTAACTACTTCTTGTCTTTTATAAGTTTGTGCAATAAAATTATCTATATTCTTTAATGTCCAATTTGATAGTGTAGTATTTGATGGCACATCGCCTAATTCAATACTTCCACCACTAGAAGACTTCTCATTTGTAGCACCATCTTTTACAGCCTGATCTCTTAGTAATCTAAGATCTCTTATATCCTTCGAACCTGTTTCTTTAAACTGTTGACGAGTTTCTGCTTTAGCTTCCTGATCAAGAAGAACTCCTGTTCCAAATTTTGCCAATGAATCTGCAAAACTTGTATTGGCTTTGGATTTTATCGCACCTAGTTTTTCTAATTTAAATAAATTCTCTGCCTTTATTGCCATATTATTTTATTATAATTTACCTTTAAACATTGATGCCCAGTCAAAACCACCTAAAAAACCTGATACTTTATCTCCAATACCTCCTAAAAAACCACCTACTTTAGATTCTCCAAAATCCTTTCCATCACCTATACCAAAAGCAGTACCAACTTTATTTACTGCATTTCCTATTTTGTCTATAGTACTTACTTCAGCTTCAGCTGATTCAGCTGCTGCATCTTCTGCATCAAACTTAGCAAACGCTTTTGCTTGTGCTAAAGCATCTGTATCAGAAAGAGTTTCTCCTTTTGCTTTTGCAGCTGCCTGTAGTGCTTCTGCAGCCTTTTTAAAATCTGAATTAAAGGCTGGTGTTAAGGCACTAACTGCTCCTAAAGCAGCTGATCCTAGAGCATCCATACCAGTAGAAGTAAGCGTATCAGCTTCTTGTTGTAACAACTTTGATTCAATTCCTGCAGATTCTCCTCTCGTATCTTTCATAGTACTCACCAACTCACCTTTTCTATTTCCTTCTATTGCAGCTTTTGTGTCAATATCTAATTTTATCTTGGTCAATGCATCTCTATCTTGACTTCTAGCAAGATCTTGAGTTGCTTTAATTTTACCAGCTGTTGCAGAAACACCTCTTGTATCACCTTCTGCTGCAGATTCTAAAATTGTAGAACCATCAAGAGTTTTAAATTCATTAGCTCTATCAAATACTTCCATAGGAGCTTGAATAGAATCTAATCTATTTTGTTCTAAATCTGCTAACGCTTGTTCTTCTAAAGCTAGTTCTTTTTGTCTAAGTAAACCTGCTTCTCTATCAGCTTCTTTTCCTGCTTGAAGTCCAGCATAGCCTTTATAAGCCATTGATCCCAAAGATAAAATTGTTGATGTTACTTGCATATTATAATATTTTAATCATTTCTTTATTGTATTGACCTGCCTCCATATAACCTTGTTCTTTATATACATTTATTAAACTATCTGACTTTATTAAAGCATAAGCATATTTACAATTGCTTTTTTTTAGTGTTTGAGTTAGAACATTTATAAGCTTTTCTAATGCTTCTTTTCTTTTTGATTTATCTTTATAATGAAAATTAGAAATAATCCAATCACACCATCCTACTTTGGAGTTAGTTACATAAATAAATCCTGCACAAACAGGAATATCTTCATCGTAAACAATATATCCACCTTTACCATTTTCAGGTAAAAAATCTTTAGGAGGAGCTTTCCATCTCCAATCATTCCACCAATTTACTAAAATTTCATCGTAATCGGTAGATCTTAATTTTTTTATCGTAAATCCCATTAGAGCAAAGATACAAAAATCTATGGATAACTTTTGAAGACTTGACTGTTTACAGCAAACAACTCTGTTGCTGCAGTGCTAGTGTTTGTTAAAGTAAATTCCAAATAATAACCCAACATACCATAAGACTCAGCTACTGGATCTTTCAAATACACAATACCATCCCCTCCAACTGCATCTGCTATTGGAACTAGAACACTAACAAATCTTCTATCTTCTGATATTGAAGTAACAGGACCAAGTTCAATTATACCTCCACCTACAATTTTATAAGCCGTATCTCCAATACTTAAAATAGAATCAACACTAAAGTTAAATCCAATTACTAATGGAGGAGCAGCAACACTTCCTGTTATTGTTTGACAAGTTCCTATTCCTTGTGTAGATCTTAAATTTAAATTTTCTTGATTTTGATTGTATCTAATAAAACTAAAATAAGAACCTTCTTTTAAAGAAAAATAACTAGCATTAATACTACCTGCCTGTAAATCAGTTAAAAAAGTTGCACCCCAGCTAGAATCAGATTCTAACTCTATGGTTTTAAAAACTTTATTTTGTAATGGTTGATCGTTTAATACACTTGTAATTGTAGAATTATATTGAACATCATAATAATTATTTCTAAGAGGATTAGTGTTATGACGATATAAGTCTCCGTTTTTAAAAGTGTATAAATACTGATTCATACCCATAATATATTCAGGAAAGTAACTGTAAAAAGATGGAAATCCTTTTACGTCTTGACTGTAAGTTAACGTATAATTTGGCATATATTAAGGTATTACACAATTACTGCCAGAACATAGTCCTATGCCGATTATTGTATTGTTAGTGTCTAGTTGAAATTGTCTGTATGTTCCTGTTGCAGTATCTGTACTAGTTGCCGCATAAGCATACCACCCAGATGTTAATGTTGCTCCTGCTATAACATCTCCATTTTGAATTTCTATAAACGAATGTTGATTGGTTGTATTTTTTTCAAGAGGTATTGTATAATTAGTAGCTCCACAAAATGTAGTACAAGCAGCTCCAACTCCAGATATAAAAATAGTATTACAAGTAACTTGAGATTGAATTGTCCCTAAACTTCCTGAAGCCATAATTCTATAGCCTGATCCACTTAAAGCGGCATCTTTATAATATCCATCAGCTGCAACTGTAGTTAAAGCGGCATCTTGATAAATTTGACTTGCAGTTGCAAATGATTGTCCAAAAGCAACGTAATAATTAACTGAACTAGGTGGATTACAATATAAATCAAATGCATCTACTGAACTATATTTTAATAGAAGAGTAGTTGTACAAGAAGGACAAGCTGTTATACTGCCTAAAGAACTTGCACTCATTTGTCTAAATTGAGAACCATTAGGTTCACTATAAAATCCATCAGCTGCAATGGTAGTTAAATTTACATCAGTAAATATATTAGTTGTAGTTAAAAATGTTAATCCAGTTGGATAGAAATATTGCGATGCTGTTTGTGTCAAACAACATAAATCATTTGAATTAGTTGAAACGTAATCTAACGAATCAAAAGTAAAGCAATCAGAACATACTGTAGCTGTTAATAGCAATCCTGAAACTTGTCTTCTATATTGACCTCCAAATTGATAATAACCATCTGTTGCTTTTGTTGTTAAATTGATATTATCATAAACTGCAGTAGCAGTTAAAAAATTAGTTGAATCTATAAATTTATTTACTACACTCATATTTTGTTTTATTTATGGACAACACTCAGTATAATTAAATGTTAATGAAAAACTAGCTCCTGTTGATCCAGAATATACTAAATTATCTACAACACAAGGATTGTTTAAAACATTTCCTGTTGTTAAATAATTTCTTAAACCTATTGACCCGTAATTACCATTGTTATTAGACTGCGTATTTCTCAACTCTAAAGTATTAGAGCCTCCTACAACAAAGTTAGGATTAAAATGATATGTAACCATAAGATTTAAAGGACAAATAAAGTCACTACTTGTTACCGCAGAACTTGTATTAGCAGAAGCTATAAAGACTGATCCTGCCTGTGTGTTTGAATTTAAATCTAAAGCACCTATATAGTTATTATTTAAATATACATCAAAGTTATCATCTCGTGCAGCATTACTATTACACACCTGAAAAACTAAAGTTCTATCTGGACAAACTGGAGCATCTGTACCACAACTACAACAAGACTCAGAAGAACTTGTAGCATCATAACACAACTCAATTGCTGTTGCAACTCTATAATCCCAAACTAAATACAAATAATCATCATTTGATGCATTTGTATAAGTAAAGCTTGATTGATAAGTATTTCCGCTAACATTTGTAATTGGAGTAGCAGTGCTTAATAATGGTATTAATGTATTTACATCCGCCTCGTTATAGTTAGTGTTAGACACTAAGTATTTAAACTTATCTGCTAAAGGATCAAAGGCAAAAGTTTCTCCAACAGATTGTAGGTTTTGCATTGTTACAGTTGACCCAGATGTTGGAATAGTACCAAATGATGCTGGTCCAGTTTGAGAAGCAAATAAAGAAATACCATCTTCTTCAAGCACAATATTATCGCTTTGATAAGGGCTAATAGTTGTTCCATCAGTCCATCTGTATCTAACACTAGAAGTTAAACTAGCATCTCCAGCAGAATTTATAACAATACGTTTTACTGTTAAATTTTGTGTTTGAGGACATCCAAGTGATAATGAATATGTTGCAGCTGTAGGTGTAATAGTTACCTGAGCAGATGTAGGAAAAGACTGTCCTTTATTCCAAGTTACAGTTCCCGATCCGTTTATGGTTTGATTAACAACAACAACACCATTATAATTAATTAATAGTACAGCCGAACCTGAATCAAAATTATAAACAACCGCTATATCGCCTATAGTTGAAGTACAATCTATGTTAAAAGATGTAGCCTCGCTTGAATTAGTTTGCCTAACTTCATATCCACAATCTCTTTTTGTTGCGGGGACAGGCACTTTTTCTGTATTGCTACTTAAAACATACTCATTCATATAAGGATCATATCCTCCTAATTTTTGAGTTTCAAAACTTTCGGTAAATAAATCTCTAAACCAACTACGCATACCTAATGAAGATATTACTTGTAATTTATCAGACTTTGCGTTAACACCACCTCTAATATTTATAACTGAACTTCTTTTAGCATCAGTAAAATATACATCATAACCATAATGAGCAAAACTTTCTGGATTATTACTAATACCATATTCTTCAAGTCTAGCAAGTTGAGTTCCTAAAACTTGAGGTATTGAAGTAATAGCGCCTCCAGCTGCTGCATCAGAAAGTAAATTCTTTTCTACTAAAACATAAGATATTTTATCTTCTTGTAAAGTAAGTATATCTGTTTGTCTTCCGTGTAGTTTTCTAATTGGACCATAAGAACTTTCTAAAGACTTATAATTACCAAGAGCTAAATTAAACTCGTTTAACTTATTTATATTAGACTCTTTATTAAAATTACCACTATATGTTATATCGTTAAATCGATGAGTTTCTTTATATTCTTCTTGAGCAACCGCAGTTACTTTTTCACCTATAGTAAAACTAGGTGTAGTTAAAGCATCTAAAACTCTATTAGACTCTACCCCATTTCCAAAAGTAAAACAATTAGAAAAAGTTAAATTAATTACAGCTGGTAAACTTGCAGTTTGATTTTGATCAGTAACAATTGTTCCTGATTGATGATAACCTGCAGATACATTAAACACTTGCTCATTTTCATAATAAAGCTCAGTATTTGCATCTTTTGCTTCAGTCTCAAAAACCATTAATGTAGTTGCTCTTTGAGCTATAATCTGTACATTACCATAAGAATTTCTCTTGTTTGGCGATCCACAATTAGGAGTTCCATTTTGAAAAACAAGATACATTTTTCCGTTTGAAGCATCTGTTTGAAAAGTAACATAAGACTGACCTCCACTAGCTAAAGATGTATAATAAGGATACAATGTACTAGGTTGGTTTATTGTATTTATAGTGTCGTCACTACCTGAACTAACACCAGCTGTTAAATCTATATTATCTCCTTCAACAAAAGCATACATACTATCGTAATCTTGACTAGCTGTAAAAGTTTTGTCAAAAAGATATTGTCTACTTCCGCATTTAGACCCTCTTTTATATCGTTGCTCTCTAAGTTTTATTGTAACAAGACTTCCTGCTGGTATAGTGTATGGTATAAATAAATCAGTTGGTCCAGTTGTATCAGGATTAGGTATTGATACATCATACTTTACAGGGCAATAAGTTCCTTTACATCCATCTTCACCAGTATTTATTAATGCATCTTTTGCAACACCAGCTGAAAAATTACTTGGTCTAAGCTGCATATAAACTCCTGTTGGTTGAGAACAAGTTTCATCTATTAAAGTACCATCATTTGCCCTTTGACAAAGCCAGTTTTCTACTTGACTACCATAATCTAAAACTTTTGTTTCAACACACCTTAATACTGGTCCATTTGTATCAGTTTTAACTTTTAAGTTTTCATCTAAAACAATTTTAGATTTATTATCTCCTTCTAATTTAAACCAAACATTACCAGTTTCTTCTTCTTGAAAAAAGATATTAGAGAAAACTGTTCTGTATTCATCTTTTGATGGTTTTAAAACAAATTTATATTTAGTAGCCCAAAAAGGAGGATAACTATTTAATGTAACTTTTATTGTGTTTTTTGTAATAGAATTATCGCAAGGAACATATACAGTGTTATTTGTATCTACTAAAGCAGTACTTGCTCTTCCATAATTATCTTCGTATACAATACCAACTTCATAATCTCTGTCGCTATGTAAACTGCTTTTTGAAGAATCTAAACTATAAAGAAATTCTGACTGTACTACAGTAAAATATTCATAAGCAAAAATTCCTAACCCTACATTAGGTGTTACTGTTGTATCGTATTTTTCATATTTTATTGCTTGTACGGTTAAAGAAAAACTATTACTACCAGGAGTAGATCCAATTACTACACCTTGATTTGTTCCAGATATTCCAAAACCTACTTTATACCAACTTGTTTTAGCAACAACACCACAGTTAATTAAATCTGTAATTGATGTACCACTTTCGCATCCTGTAGAACATAATTGAGAAAAACAAGTAGAGTTAGAAGGCGCAATAAATTCAGACACTGCAGCTATAAATGATGGAGAATTAACTAAATCGTAAGCATTAGAAAAGTCTTCTTGAACGTTAAATAAAAACGTAGATTCATATTGATTTAAAGGTTCTGTTCCATCTACATATTCAGCAGCTCCAGAAAATTGAGAATGACCTAAATTAAAAGCAATTCCTATTTGAGAACCAGCTTTTAAATCAAACCCAGTTGTATCATATGTTGCTGTTCCATTAAGAACAGAAACAGATCCATCTATAGTATAATTAAAAGTAGTATTTATTGAAGGAGTTTCTCCAGCATCTAAATCTTCTGATATTAAATCTAAAGTATAATCTAAATATACATCTTGACCATTTTCATTTGTAATATTATATCCATCAATATAATTACCATACATAAGCCTATTACCCATAAGTGTTTGAGCTTGTGCAATTTTAGGCACATTATCAAAAAGTCTTAAAAGTTGAGCTTCTGGTAATACTGTATATATTTTTTGATTTGTAAATTGAAAAGTTTGTTCAACATTATTTAACCATCCTTGATCTAATTTATTAAATCGTTCAATAACATTTATTGCGGCAAAATTTGTTGACTTAAACAATAAATCTATTCCTATCACATTCTTAGTACCAGTATTAAATTTAACAATAACACTGTTAAATATATTTTGCATCCCAATGTTATCATAAGTTGAAAAATCTAATTGAAATGGTCCTGGAGAAAATGATATTGGCGAAAAAGGAGAAATAGCAGAATACTCATTATCTTCATACTTATATCTATAAGCAAAAGAAATCATTATATCTGTCATATAGTTTTCCCCACCACCTTGTTGTGTTTGTGTAAGTGTAGGCGCAAATAAAGGAGGTGCTACAATAACACCTATATCTTGTTCAGTAACTTGATCAACATCACTAATTGGATATGGATAAGTTCTATTTATATTTATTTTTCTAGGAGGATTTAAATTGTCTGTAAAAAACAATAGTCCATCTATAAGATTAATACCAGTAACTAAATAAGTATCGTTAAAATTTAAAAGACTAGTAGATATAACGTGATAAAATAATAAATCTAATTTAGTATTATATGATACTATTATATCAACTTTACCAGTATTTGAGTTAGTATTTGCTGGATCGTTTATAAACCAATACATAGTTTCTTCACTACCATCTTCAAAAGCTCCAATACACTTTGCTTCATTGCTTAACGCAAGTCCTTCATAAGTTATAGTTGTAAGCTTGGTATTACCTAAAGAATTCTCTACAGCACCTATCTCAGTATTTTCTGTAGATCCTAGTCTACAATTTAAAGCATCAATATATTCACCTTGAGGAACTAATCGTTCATCAACGCTTTTATTCATTCTTCCTTTTATAAAATTTCTTGTAAACTGTGGCATATTATTTCAACCATTTATCTTGACCCCTAAGATTCATTAACAATCTTCCAGGATGTATGTTACTTAATCTTATTTTAGCGTTTCTTAACAAAGCTGTTTTTTCTTTTTTAGCTCTATTAATTATATATTCTTGAACACCATACTTGCTAGTTAATATAGCATATTTAATATAAGCATAGATAAAATCTTCAAACAATTTATTTAAATTAATTTGTGAATCTATACCATTTTCCATTCCATCTGAAACATATTCTAAAATAACTAATTTATCTGAAGCTCCAGAACTAAAATTAATTACACCAGAAGCTTTGTTAATTGAAAACGTAGGATTAGAATTTGCAGTTTCTGTATTAAGACCATAACGTTGACCAACACTATAATCAAAAAACCAAGCCCCATCTATATTATAACCCATATTACCATCTTGACTACTATTTGAATTTAAGTAAAGACTTTTTTTACTTCCAGCAATTCTATCCATATCTATAGTAGAGTTTTCTGGTTTTAATATATTACCATTTTCATCAAACAATATTTTACAATCATTATCTTGTAAATAAGAATTACTCCAATTTGTTTGTATATTTTCAGTTAATGGCATTAATACTCCACTTTGATATATAGAAATTCTTACCCAGTTTACATAATCAGGAGGTAAAACATACCTTAATTGATCACATACACTAAGTTCTAAAATCTTTATCTCTTTCATTGCATCATAATTCAATTCTTGAATTCCTCTTTTTGCGTGAAATAAAATATTATATTTTTCTACATTGTTTATTAACTTGTCATTACCAACATACATTAACATAAAATTAGTTACGATATCGTCTAATGATACAAATTGATATGACCCCCAGTTTGAATTCGTAGGAGTTACTCCTGCGTTTTCATAATATTGATAGTCTGTTATATATGTCATAGCTTATGATTGTTGTTGATTATCTTCTTGTTCTTGTATATTACCAAAAACAGCAATATCTTTTTCTCTAAGAGATACACCAGCATATTGCAATATTTTGTTTACTAAATTAGGTTCATCAGAATCAGGAAGCTCAAAGTCTTGATAATCTGCTGCACCTTCGTCAAAAACAGGTTCTCCACCTGTTAATGAACTATAACTCCAATTAGGATCTAAAGGATATCTTATATATTGTGATAATATTTTACCTGAACCAATAATTGTATCAGGATATACTGTAATGGTATTACCTGTTGAAAGATTATTTGCTCCACCTAAAACATAAGCTGGATAAGAAATGTTAGGCGAAGTTAATGAAGATGAATTTAAATAAAATATTTTATTTTGTGACACTCTTTCTACTTCTCTAATACCAGCTGTAGTAATAATAGTATAAGAATTTCCAATTGTAGCAGCGCTACCAAATGGATTATTAGATAATGTTAATTGTGTTTCTGAATCTACACTAACTATATAAGCTCCAAAACCAGAAGATACACTAACTAAAGAAGTGTTAGTTACAAACTGCCCTGGTAATACCGTCCCAGTTGTTGTAAACGTTGCATTAGCATCTGTTAAAGTATTTAATCCAGCTGCCGTAGTAGTTGAAGAAAATATTGTGTTAGGATAGTAATTTATTTTATTAATTAAATAATAGTTTGCTGGTAAATTATATAAATTAATACCAGATGTAGTTAATCCTCTTGTTTCAGAAAAACTATCAATCACCTCTACTAACCCTTTTAAAATATCTGCATATTCACTACCAGACACACGTGCGTTTTGTTTTATTATCCAACTATTATATTGATAAAAATAGTCTTCAAATATATCTAGTTGAGCTTGTTTTGCGTATAAATTAAAATCACTAGGAGTTATATATCCATAATTGTTTTTATTTGCAATTGACAAGACTGTTGCTCTTACCGTGTTAATCATTTCAAATTGTTATTTAAACAAAGATACAAAAAAAAAAGAGGCTTCATTTTATTGAAACCTCTCTATAATTTAGTTAGTTTACTATTCGTCTATCTTCTTTAACCGATTGGTTAATAAAGTAAAAACTTGTTGTCCTTCATCACTTTGAAAAAATGATGCTAGTATAAACAAAGGATCTTCTCCATAAGGAACAGTTAAAAGTTTTTTCTTGTTTTGTTTTAAATTATAATAAACATCTTTTTCATTTTTCATTATAATTAAATTGTTAGACAAAAATTTAGAACACTGATTTTGCATAATTAATAATGGATCATTAAGAGATTCTAAGAAATCTTGAGGATATCTTTTTGCAAATAATCTAATATCTCTTTTTAATTCAGATGAACTTAATTTATCTACATTTAATCCTATAACAACTCTACCTATTGTTTCCATTAATTCAAGAGTTAAATCTTTTGCAGAAACCTGAGCTTCTAATTCATAATCTAAATATTCAACGTCAACATTAGCGTCTATCTCTTTATTAACCTCAACAAATAAATGTTGGTTAGAAGGATGTAATGATAAAAACTCTTGTAATACAGGATTTGTTTTTGGTACAAAAAGAAAACCATCTTCAAACACAATTGGTTCTAAAATAGCATTTCCATCTTGCTCGTCCTCAAAAGGACTTTTTTGGTTTTTTGCATAACGCAAAGGTCTGTTAATACCTTGTTCTTCGTCAAAATACATTAACGGTGATCTTCTGCTATTTCTAGCTGGAATCATAAGGCTTAAAGGAGCGACATCTCCAGTTAATTTATATGTTTTGTCTTTTAAGACATTCTTGTTTAATTTTTTCATTTGATTTAATTTAAAGTTTATAAAGTAATAGTTACCCCCGTTTTGAAACGAGGGTAAAAATTACAAATTGTTATTCTTATTGTTTGAACAAGAAGAAGTTATTAGCACCTAAAGTACATAAAGCTCTTTCTGATAAGAAGTTTACTTCCATTGCATCTAAGCTAGAAGTAGCTGCTCCACCTGCAGAACCTGTAATCCAAGTTTTATAACGTCTGTCTTCAGTTTCTGAAGCTCTATATCTTACGTGTAAGAATGGTCTTTTAGCGTTTTTACCAAGTACTTGGTCATAAACTGTAGTTGAACCAGCTGGTACTAAAATACCGTTGATTTTTCCACCTTCTAATCCACCTCTCATTGTAGGATCGTTTAAGTATTTCCAGTCAGACTTGTAAAAGTCATATCCTCTACGGAATCCTGTAAATCCTAAATTTAATGCCATATCCTTATCATTGTCAAAAAGACCATAAGAAGTACCATTTGCACCATAAGAATTTTGGCTAGCTAACATATCATCAATATCAAATCCAAACTCTCTGTTTAAGAAAATAACATTTTCTTCAATAGATCCTTGTTTGTCTAATCTTTGGATGATAGAATCAAATTCAGCTAATGTACTTGGGTTTCCACCTGACCATACATTACCTCTGTTGTTTACTACATAGAATAAACCTTCAGATCCTTTGTTACCAACTCCTGAAGCTACACCTGCTGCAATTGCTGCAACACCACTTCCTGCGATTGCTGGAACTGCTTCAACCATTGCTGTCTCTAAGTAATCTTCAAATCTTAATCTTGTTTCGTGTTCAGATTTTAAGTACCATAAGAAACCAGTTGCACCGTTTTCTGTAGTTACTTCGATCCATCCAATTTGAGCCATATCAGATCCTGATACTGCGTATCTGTCTTTAATGATAATTGGTGAATTGCTAAAGATAACATCGTCAGCTTCTAATTGACCTTGCATACCGCTTGAACCTTTTTGGAATTCAGAACCATATACAAATAAAGAAGTTACAACTGCTGCTGCTACTTGTTGTCCAGCTGCTTCATAATAAGCTACAGTAATAGTTGCGTTAGCTGTATCTACTGCTGTAATTAAAGCTTTGTTAGTTAAAACTGAAGCTCCTGTATTGTCAGAAATCATAATTGTCTGACCTACTCTTAATGCAATTGAACCAGTGTTTGGAATCAATGTGTCATTAATAGTTAACACTGCTGTATCTTGTCCTGCAGCTGCTGCTGAAGTTACATTAATATACTTAGTGTGTAACCTTCCTTGCTCTGCCCATTTGATAAGGTCTGAGTTAGAAGGCATTTCAGCGCCTACCATTCTTAAGAATGATGCTACTGTTCTGTTTCCATATCTTTCAAATTCTTTTTCATAAGTATCTGGTAAATATTGATTTAAGAAATCAAAATTTGTAATATAGTTTGTTTGTAAAACTACCTGTTCTGCACTAGGTTGTAGTGCAAAAGTAGGATTTCCTGCTACTGATCCTGCCATTTTTTTAATTTTTAATTGTTAATTATTTTTATTTCTACTTTTAATTCTTAAGCCTCTACCTGAATCTTGACTAACTGCTCGTGCTTGAAATCCTGTCTGTGGAGCTGATTGAGGTGTTTGCCTCAAATTCATATTAATGTTTTTACTTTTTTTCGAAACATCTCCTATGGCATCAGCTTTTCCTTGCTCATAAAAATATTGAGCTAGTTTATCTGGGTTCATTGCGGCATTTAATGCTTTATGCCAACCTTTCGCATCATTAACTAAACCATCTTCACCTAAGTACTGATCTATAAAAGTCTGTACGTTTAGTTGTTTTGATTTAATTTCATTTGCGTCTCCAGAAGAATAAACTACATTTTTATCTCCTACCTTGAACTCAAAACCTTTGAATTCAGAGTTAAAAACATCTTCTGTTTTTTTCTGAAAATATTCAGACTTTCTTTTATTGGCATCTACTTCAGTTCGAGCCTCTTGAACGTAATCCTTGTAAGCATTGAATTCTTTAAGTTGGTCTTCCGAAAACGAACCCCCGCTTGACTCAAGAGGAGTTTTATATGTATCCGATAGCTTACTTAAATATTTCTTAGCTACTGCAAGTTCTCTTTTTTTAGAGATATTTTTTTTCTTAATATCTCTCTCTTCATCTTCATCTTCATCATAACCAAATTTATCTTCCATTAGATATTTAATATCTTCGGAATCTAAATCAGATTCGGTTAAAGAATAATATTCTGCCAGTACTTGATCATCATTTAAATTATCATAGCTTTTATTTGCTTTAATAAAATCTTCAAATCCTCTACCAGTTTCTTTTTTAAACTTTAAATATTTTGACACATCTTCAGGCAATGGTTCGTTTTCTTCTTTTTCTGAAAACAATTCATCTACTGAAGAAATATCTTTATTATATCTTTCTTTAATATAAGAAAGTACATCTTCGTCTTTTAACTCAGGTAATGAAACCTCTTCACTAACCTTTTGAGTATTTTCAACATTAGTTTCTGGAACATCAATTACTGGTGTTTCAGATTTTATTTCGTTAACATTAGAAACTTTTAAACTCTCTTCGTGTTTATTTAAAAGATCTTGTTCAACTTCTTGTGTGGATTTCGCTTCTAATTGCGTAACCTCTTTTACTTGTTTGAATTCCATTTGATTTAATTTTTACAAAGTTAGTATTAATTTAATTATATTTTTAAGCTATATCATCTTGGTTCAAACTCCGCTAAATCAAAACCATCTAAACTATCCTCTTTAGACTCAAATCTTACTGGAGCTAAATTATTTTTACGTTGTTGAATTAATTTTGATTGCTCTGTGTTTGCTTGACTTATTCTGTCTGCTTTAGCAGTCTCTCTTTGTGTTTCTCTTTCCTGTAATGCAGACACTTCTACTCCTTTTAATTGCATTTGCAAATCAAATTCTAACTGCATTAATTCAGATTTAATAGACGCTTCGCCTCTCATTTTTTCAATTTGAAATTGCATATCACTTTGTTGCAATTGTTGTTTAGCTTGAGTTTCAGCCTGTAACTTTTGCATTGCAGCCTGTGCAGCCATTTGTTGAGATTGTTGATTAATCTGCGCTTGTTGTTGTGCAGCAGCTGCTTTAGATTTTTCTTCAGCTTCTTGCTTTCTTTTTCTTTTAAGTTTTAAAACTTGATTAGCAACCTTTAAATTTTTAATTTCTCTAATATCAATTGCATCTTCTAAGTTAATAGAATCTCTTTGCAAAGCCATTTGAATGTTTTTTTCTAGCATTGCTCTTTCTTCTTCATCAGGAGTAACTTCTATAAAAATACCAAAATCACTTAAATATAAATCTTTGATTTCATTTAAAACTGAAACATTATATTTTCCAATTTGATTTATAAATTCATCTTTAAAATCTGCATACTCTAAAACATCTGCAATTCTTGAAGATAGTGCAGTTGCTAAATTTTGTGTAATACTTAAACCAGCTTGTAATATATGTCTTGTAGCGGTATTACTATTTAAAGCAGCCATTTTTTGTAAACCTACTAATGAGTTTTCATCTGGCAATGATCCATCTCTAGCTTCATTTAATCCCGTTACATCTCTAATCATATTTAAATAATGATTATATGTACCAATTAAACTTTGAATTTTTGATTGACCAGAACTAGCAGTTAATTGCTGAATAGGAACTTTAGCTTGATTATAATCTCCATCTTGAGTATAACTTCTACCAATAACACTACCTGTTTGAAAATACATTCTTAATGCATCTTCAGGATTATACGCAGCACCATTTCCTAAATCTACTTCGTTTAATCCATCTGCATCTATAAAGACACCATCTGGAACTACTTTAGAAAGAACTTGCTGTAACTTTAAATGAGTTATTTGAATTAAATCAGCAAAGGTTATCATTCGTCTAACTAAAGACTCTAAAACGCCTTTATACATTCTTGGCGCACAAGCTATAAATTCAGGATATACATTCTGACTTGCAGATTTTGGTCTAGCCATATTCTCAGCCATTTGCCATTTAAGAACAATACTAGTTCCCATAACCATTACTCCTTCATACCAAACATCAATAGTTTTAGAAACTTTTTCAAAATTACCTTCTTCCATCATTTCAATAGAAGGATCAAATTCATCAGTTTTTTCTATAACTTTTTCTGCCCCTACATTATTAATTTTTTTCTTATATGTAAAAGTGTTTGTAGTTTTGTAATTAAAAAACAAAACAGTAGCACTGTCTTTACTAAATAAACTGTTATTATAAAACTGAGACGTATTATGATAATCATACCAACTTTGACTATATTGAGAAATTTCCTCCATATCTTCATTTGTTAAAGTAGGATCTATTTTTTTTAATTCAATAATAGGTAAAGTTTTAATTTCACCCCAATAAAAACAATCTTTAAAATGAGGGTCTTCAGTATAACTATAAACTAAGTTAGCTGGATCTACATAATCAATTTTAATTCCATCGCCTGGTAAAAAAGAATGTCTAGCTACAGAAATACCTAAAACTGTTTGATCGTAATCTAAACGTCTTTTAGTTTCTAAGTATTGATTTTCTTCAAATACAGTATTAATAGCTTCTTCTTCTGCTATTTCTATTGATGGTTTATATTTCATTTGCATATGCAAAGCAAGCTCCTCACTGTCGTTAGGTAACTCATCTACATTACTAGCAAATGCATCTACATCAAAATCTTTATTTACTTGAGTAATTAATTCTTTAGAAGCCATATCAGCACCAATCATACGCTGATATTCATTTCTTCTATCCATTGACATAGCATCTTGTGCGTATGCATTTACCTGAAAAATTCTATCAGACATACCATTAACAACAATATCTACAAACTTAGGTATAATAGGAACTGGTGTCCAATCTAAATTAAGATAACTTAAATCACCATCAACTGATAATTCATTTTTATACTTAGAAACAGATTGTTCGCCCCTAGCATAAAGTCTTAATCTATGAAAGTCACCCCATTGATTATAAAACCTATTTGTATTTCCATCTTTTCTGAACCATTCGTATTGAATAGCTTGTCCTATTTGTAATCCAAACTCTAGTGATTTCTTTGTAGAATCAGAAACAAACTGACTTGGAAATCCCATAGGATTAATGTCTATTTTTACGTCTTGCATTTACCTTATAATTTTGCTGTAACTTCCCTTATTGTCATATCTTGCAAAGTTAAACTTTATTTTTGATTCTTTTTTAACCGCCTGATATAAGTGTTTCTGAATAGCCATTAAAGCTAGCCCAGAACTAATAGTAGCATCAAACTTAGTTCTGTTGTTTATATCAAACCTTGCCCAATCCTCTAAAGTACGACTAAAATACATATTTCCTATTAAATCTGGGTCTCTATAATCTCCACCAAAATCTAATCCTACGTGTTTTTCTATATACGATTCAATAGAAGATGCGTGCGATTGTTTTACATCTTCACTAGAATTTGGTATACCACCTAATTCTTTTTCAGTTTTAGATAATTTATTATAAGTTTTATCTGGTCTATTAATACTATAACCTCTATACCCTCTGTTTTTAAAATGATACAATAATCTAGGTTTATTATTTTCCACCAATATTGGCATACCATAAAAAACACAAGCCATTAATACTTCTTCAAAAAATATCTCAGCTGTCTGAGGTCTAGCAACATACTCTAAAAAAAACTCATTACTTGGAGCGTCATCCATATTAAATCTAGTTACTCCGTGTAATGCACCATTAGATCCACCTCCACCTACTGTGCCAGAAATATCATAACTATCACAGCCAAAAGCACCAATGTGCTCATTACCTGGTTTTTTACTTCCGTTCTTAATATAACTCTTATTTTGCAATTCTTTTTTAGGTGTCCAAGAAATTAAAAACCTGCCACGAGTATCTGGACTCCATAAAACTTCTCCATCTTTTACTCCATTTTTCCAATTAAAATTACCCCTTGTTAAAAACCTATCTTTTATTAAAGAATCATTATAATCTATTTGCTGATATATTTTAGTTAAATTAAATAATGACTGTTTGCTTTCATCTCTAAATGCGTGAGACTCAGTTCTAGGAAATTGTCTGTAAAATTCATTTAAAGCATCAGCATCATTTTTTAAAGAATCTACTTCATTCTGCCAATATTGTACAGCAGATATTTTTATTAACTCACCATCAATTCCTAATATTTCTTTAGAAACAGCATTGATAACAGGCATTCCATAAATATCAATAAATCCTTCCATATTATATTCCATAGGAATAAAAAGATTATATAGTCCACTTTTAGTTTGTCCATTTGAATTTCTTTGAGCAGTAGAAGAATCGTTGTAAAGTTTTTTAAAATTATCGCCCCCTTTATCTAAAGCATTTGATGTTGAACCCATCATACATTTACCAATAACCTTACTACCTAATCTAAGAGTAGTTTTTGTAACTCTCCAATTGTTTAAAATATTACTAGGTTTTTCCCACTTACCACTTTCATCGTGTACCAGTAATTTTAATTTCTCACCATCATAACTGTTATCTCCAGTATTCTTCCAATCAATTGTAGTATCTAAACCTTCTACTTGTGTGTCATCTTCTTCATACATATTTCTTTTTGTAATTTTAGAAGCTGGAACTCTAAAAGCTAGTTCTGTTTTTGGTTTATCCATACCATCTTGCACTGGTTTAAAAAAGAAAGGATAATTATTTGATATAGGAACTACTTTATCAGTAAACATTTTTTTAGCATCTGCTCCTGTTTTAGATAAAATACCTATTCTAGAATCTTTGGATATAGTCGCAATATTAGCACATTCTTCACTTCCCATATAAGAAAATCCAGAACGTCTTATTTTTAAATAACATATTCCAAAACTTCTTTTATCTGCTTTACAAGCTTCCCAATAAATATAAAAAATTCTATTAGCTTCTCTAAAATCAGGTAACCCAATATCTATTTTAGTCCATTGCAAATACATATAATGAGAGCCAGTAATGTAAGTAGAAAGACCATTATTCATAAACCAAAAACCTTCATCTCTTTTATCAAACTCTTGCTCAATGTATTCTACCCATTCATCTTTAAAATTTGTAGAGGTTTGATGCCACTGAAATATAGTTGGTATTTTTTTTAATACTTTAGGAACTTCAAATGCTTCCCAATATTGATCTAATTTTATTTCAGATCTTTTATATATTTTTTTTGGTTGCACTGGTAAAGCAATTGCTAAACCATTTATAGAAATAACATCTCCAATTTTACCAGACTTAGAAATAATAACAACATTATATTTTTCGTCAAACCCATAGTTCCAAGTTTTAGCTTTGTTTTTATTAGTAACAATACTTTTAGGAATATAATTTGGTAACTTTATATATAAGTTATTTAGATCTTCTTTCTGCAAATCCTTGAGTGTTATTGGTATTCTTTTTTACATCAATACCTTCTATTAAATTTTTTTCAGTTTCAATTCTAGTTAATATTTCAAAAGCATCAAATATGGCTAATTTTTTAGTAGCCGCTGCATTTTTTAATTTATCCGCAGCTAACTCATCGTCTTCACCATATTTAATTATATGTTCTTCAGCTACTTTTATAAGTTGCATAACAGCTTTTTCACCTGCTTTTATAATCTGTAATTTTATCTGTTTTACATCCATATTATAATACCATTGTTATATTGCTGGTAAACATTCTATATAACTTTTCGCCATCAACCATAAAAGGATATTCGCTTGAAGGTTCGTAACAAATAGTGTCACCCTCATTTAATCCTTTATTTAAAAGTTCAGAATTTATATATTTTATAACTCCAGTTAAAGGTTCTTCAACATTACCAGCTTTAATATATGAATCTTTTTTTAATAAAGGTTTAATCATTACATATTTAGAATGACATTTCCAATCATCTTTATGTTTGTACATAAAAAATTGATCCATATCTATAAAAAACAAATTGTCTTTAAAAAAGCTTTTACCACTTCTTTCCTGACCTTTCATATCATTATAAAACTTAAATACGTTGTGATGAACTAGGAGGATATCTCCTGGTATTATTTCTCCAGTATAACCTAGAGGTGTACTAATAACTTTTGCAAACCTATTGGAAGCAGTATGATCTTCTTTAGATGAACTCATAATTAAGTTAACATCTCCTATCTTTTTAATATTATCATACCTTCTTCCATTGTGTGGTTCTACAATGAAATAAAAAGGTGACTTCATTAGAAATTTATATTATATTCAATTGAAATTGGAATATTAGAATTAAATTCTTTCCATAACAAAATTTCATTAGATTTTTCAATCCAAATTTTGTAAGAATCTAAGTCAACATCTTTTTGTATTAAATGGATTTTATAATTTCCTCCAAGAACTTCTTGTCCAGCTATGTAATGCATAGCACTAGACTTATAGTCTGCTCCTATAGAAATTTTCCTTATGTCCATTCAATTAAAAAGTAGAGTCTAATTTTAGTTTTCTGTAAGTAATATTTACATAAAGAGTTCCATCTCCAGCAGCAGCATCTCCACCTGATAAGGTTATAGCTGTGTCAGCAGGTAAAGTACCGCTAACTGGCTGTATTTTATATACAGTATCAGCTGTTGAATTTAAACTAGCTACAGGTATTTCACCAGCAACATAAGCTCCTATTTTTAAACTAGCTACAGCAGCAAAATTAAATGCTGTTGTGTTAAAATCCATAAAAACAGAAACGTTAGTTATATCGTAAGTATATCCTGTACCAGGTGTTGCTAAAATTGTATATGGAGTTGATAGAACTCGCAAGTTAGCAGAAGAAATAGCAACAGTTATTTTTACTGTATCTACACCTAAATAATTTTGTAAATTAGTTATAGAACAGTTTTTTGTTGCATTGTCATTTTCAGCATCAGTCAATATAAAATAGTCAGCACCGTCTGGAGTTATTATTGGATATGTTGATGTGTTGCTAATTCTTGCCATAAATATTATTATTTACTTTGTTCTTCTTCTTCTTCTTTTTCTTTTACTACTCCAGTAACTAAATCAATAACAGAGTTTAATCCGTATTTTTCTCCTAATTCTTTTTCAACTACTGAAAATTTATCTTTAATAACATCTAAGTCTTTAGTAAATAAAACTTGTTGATAAACTGAATCAGCTAATCTTAATTTTACTTGAGTAAATTCTTGATTAAGATCTTGTAAATTTTTTAATTCTTCTGGTGTTAAATTTTTTGACATTTTAGATTTTTTTAAATTAGATTTATTTACAAATATACTAAATATTATTTACCCTTTTTTGTTACTTTTTTATTTTCTTTTACTGGTGGTACAGGTGGTGCTGGATTCATCCAAGTAAAATATAAGTCTTCGTTTACTGGTGCAATCTCAGATGCTATAGTTGCAGCTATACTAGCTTGCATTGCAGGAACATCTAATGATCCTTCTAACCATCCAATAACCACAGCTTCAAAAGCTTCAGTGTCTTCGTAAGGTACAAAAGGAGTTCCAGCTACGTAAGTATAGCTTTGTGTTCCAATATTAGTACTTGAATAAGTTTTACCTACTGGAGGTGTACTTCCTGATCCGTCATCTACGAATTCAGAACCAGTATATCTGTAATGTACTGTGTATATTACATTGTCTTCACCTTCTGCTTGAATGTGAGCATTCATTTGTGGGATATCCCATTTGTAAATAATTGCCATAATTTTTTTTTTGTAAAGTTAATGTTTATTTATTTAATAATTAATTAGCAAAATAATATTTGACCAACTACTCCATTAAAGTCGACTCTGTATTTAATGCTTCCTGCTTTTCTAAAACCACTACTTAAAAATGTTGTACCTGCTGAATCTGAATAAACAACATCATTCACAACTGGAATAGTGCCAGAACCATCGTGATAATATGTTTGATTTATAGTTGCGGTGCAGGCTTGCTCGGTTCTTACTGCCAAAGAACTACTATATGAGGTTAAACAAGATGAACAACCTGTGCTTATAGAACTAACTACTCCATTTTGTACATATATAGCAGTATTAGAAGTAATTCTATAATATCCATTTGCTAAAACTGTAGCGCCTGTACTGTTGGAAAAAACAAAATTACCAACCTGTGGTAAAGTGTTTGTATCTACTGTGAAAGGACCAGCGGCGCTTGCATTTCTTGCAAAATAATATGTTTGATTTTGAGTCGCGCAACAAGATCCTTGAAAAGTTGATTGAACACTATTTGTTGTAAAAGAAGGTAATGTTGCAGGACATAAAACTTTTACATTCCAAGCTGTACCCGAACAAGGTCCTACTATTTGCAATAGTCCATTTACAGGAGTTGAATTTGGCTTAGGAACAACTAATGTATAAGCAATTCCCCCAACAGTTCCGTTTAAATTTGTATTAGTAGTTACTATACTTGCTGTGCTACCGTTTAATCCAAAAGAAGAACCATTCCATACTGAAGTATTTAATGTATAAGGACTATTAGAAATTAAATCAGACGCAGTACAGTTACCTCTATCATCATCACCTACAATATTTAAGTTATTACCTGTTCCTCCTGCATATCCATATGAATTTGATGTTAAATCATTATATGTAGTACCATTAAATTTATAAGCAATCCCATCTGGAATTCCTGCAGGATTAAAATATATAACAACAGCACCTACTGGACTACCACTTGTTACTGTTGCTTCAAAATATCCATTACCACTACCAGCGTTTAATACGCCACCGCAGGGTATATCAGGAGACGTAAATGATTTACCATAAAACTCAGAATAAGCGTGAGGAGCAATTTGATTTACTGGAGTAGGTGTTGCAGTATCATATCTTTTAACTAAAGATCCTGTTTGTGGTGTACTACTACTTCCAGACAACGGAGCAGTGTTAGTGCTTACTGTTGCAGACTCTATATTTATCATACTTGCCGATATAGTTCCTGAGCTTGGTAATGCCATTATTTAATTTTCTTTTTTAATTCTTCTATCTCAGCTTTTAATTCTTTTATAGCTTCAAGAAGTATAGGTGTAATACCTTGATGTCTCATTGAGAGCATCCCGTCTTCATTTTCTCTTACAAGTTCAGGTAAAACTTTCTTAACATCTTGAGCTATAAATCCTATGTCGTGTTTTAAATTTGTAATACCTTTTTCTTTCCAATCAAAAGTAACCCCTTCTAGTTTCATTGCTTTATCTAAAGCTGATTCTATAGGCTTAATATTTTCTTTTAATCTAATGTCTGATGGTGAACCAAAAGCTACAATATCTCCAGAAGCTGTAAATTTACCGTTGGTCATATCGTGTTCAAATCTATGACTACCACCAGTACTTCCTTGCCTCCATATTACATCACCACACGCCATATCAAAATAAGTATCTGTATTGTTAGTGTGGAATCTTGCAAATTTTGAAGCTGCATAGTTTCCTAAATAAAGATTAGCAACCCCGTCAGCATCTTTTATTAATACAGTTCCATCTACATCTAACATTGTTCCTGAGGTAGGAACTAAAGTACTTCCAATTCTAACCGTAGAGCTAAACACTCCAGTAGTTCCTTGTAATCTTCCAGTTGTAAATATTTTACCTTCTGCAAAAATAGCACCAAAACTTGTTGATCCAACACCAAGAGTATAAGCATTACCGCTTGACGTTGATGAAGCTATAGCTACTTCACCTTCAAAAATAGTTAAAGGAATGTTATTAGGAGATACTCCAACAGTGTCAATTGACATTATAGGAACTCCTGATATATCTGACACTGCAAATATCTCACCAGATAAATCATCTGTAACTGAGAATAACTGACCTTGAGTTCCTTGGATATCAAGCTTAGCTAAAGGAGTTGTCGTTCCAATACCAACGTTACCGTCGTTTTTAATACGCATTGACTCTACAAGATCCGAAGAACCAGCAGGACTATGTTGTGTAAAAAAAGCTAGTCCAATTTCGTTAGGGTCAGTGCCTGTTTGAACAGCTACAATAGAAGCCGCTTGAAGACTTGATTCATTAGTAGATCCAAAAGTTATAGATCCAGAATATGCTCCAACAGCAGAACTCATAGTATCATTACCTATATGAAGATCAGATGTTGCATCTAGATAACCAAGTGAATAAGATTTATCTCCTTCTACGTGCAATTTAGCCCTAGGTCCAGTCACTCCAATACCAACGTTACCCGCGGAGGTAATACGCATTCTTTCAATAGGTCCAGTTGATTGACCCGTAGCAAGAACTATATCACCTTTTGTCCAGTTTGTATCAGCACCTGTAGCTGTTCTAATACCATATATAGCCGCGTAAGTATGGTTATAAGAGTTAGATGCAGACTTAGCGCTAAATGCTATTATTGGAGATGGCGCACCAATACTTTTATCGTTATTTGCCAGTACAAGACCTGCTCCAGTACCAGTTCCAATAGCAGGAGAATTATGCACTACTGCTATATTGGCTGACATATCAAAAGTAGAAGCCGTGCCATTTAAATAACCTAAGTACGTTCCTGTTATCGCTAAATTAGTTTGTAATCTTGTTTGAGAAAAAGAAGTTCCAATCCCAACAAGTCCCGTTGAATCAATACGCACTCTTTCAGCGTTAGTTGTTTCAAAAACTATTGGTGCTGCGTCCTCTGTTTTAATTTCAAATTTACCTGTGCCTCTATGTATTAAAACACTAAGCGCGTTTGCCCCTGTATTACCTCTTAACATTCTAAACCCGTAATCTGTATACGTTGTTCCTCCTACTAAATCAATATACGCAAACCCACTATCCGTTCTTGACTGACCAATTGTTAAGCTAGCTTCAGCAGTTCCTATTCCATTTCCTAAAATCATACTTCCAGCATAATCTCCGTTACCACTAAAATTTGTAGATGTTCCATATAAAGTACCAGTTAAAGGAAAACCTGAACCAGCTGAAAGTGGTAAATAAGGACCAGCTCCAGAACCTGGAACTGTATTTGTTTTAATTATATTACCAGAAGCATCCACACTAAGTAGGTATGCTGGAGTACCTCCCGTGAAATTTGTTCCAGAGTAAGTATTGAACGTAACCATTCCAGCTCCACTAATTTGCATTCTTTGAACGCCTCCTAAGGTTGACAGATTAGTTGGGTTTGTCCAAAAATTAATACTAGTTGCTGCATTAAGTTCATAAGGAGAACCACCTATATATACGTTGTTAGCAGTAGAATTAGCATACGCACCTATTAATGCTATACCTGCAGATCCTGATCCGTTTCCACTTCCTGTTGATTGATTAAAATGAGCACCTGCTAAATAACTCCATTTTGTTGTTCCGCTTCCTGTTGCTCCCATTAAAATGCTACCACCATTAACGTTACCAGCTTGAGCAACGTGTAGTTTTGATTGAGGTCCAGTCACTCCAATACCAACGT